TGACTGATTTGGTAGAATACCATATAATAATGGTATTAACAAACAAAGAGGTAACAACAAATGACAAACGCACAATTAGTACTAGAAAAAATCAAAGCAACACTTTGCCACGAGGGCACAACTTACAGAGGCAACTCAGGCACATACATGTTCATTGAAGGCAAAACCACTTCAGAAGGCACGATCAATGGTGTTGTAAAAAAATTAGACGAACAGGGTGTTGCAACAACAGCCGGATCATTCAAAGTGTTGGAAGATGGCACTGTGATGAGATTCACTGGTATTGCTACAAAAACTTCCAAGGCAATCACAGCAGAAGTACAAGCACAATCACCAGATGCGAATCCAGGAGCAGAGCCAGAAGTTGAAAACCAACCAGAAGCTATTGCAATCTAAGTTAAACGAACTTAGAATAGCAAATGTAAAAAAAATAATCATGACTGCTGAGTCTGAATGGGCTCAGCAGTTTTGGAAACACACACTTGCCGCACTGCAATATAATAATCAAAGATGAAGTCAACGTCAAACTGGACGGTCTTGATCTAGTCACACGCAGAAAACTCACAAACAAATTCAAATACGAGATTCCAGGTGCTCGTTTCATGCCTGCTGTAAAACTAGGCAGATGGGACGGCACTGTGTCATTCTTTTCACAGGGCGGACTAACTTATGTAAATTTACTAGAAGAAATTGTTCCCATACTAGAAGACAACAATTACACATTTGATTTAGATGACAGAAGACAATCATGGGACTTGAAGTTCGAACCAGTCAAACAAGACACATTCTCACATGTGACATGGCCTGAGGGACACACCATGGAGGGACAACCCATTGTTCTGCGTGATCATCAAGTTGAAGTGATCAATAACTTTATCAACAATCCACAGTGTCTACAGGAAGTGGCCACAGCGGCAGGTAAGACCATTATCACAGCGGCACTCAGCAAACTGATTGAACCATATGGCAGAAGCATAATCATTGTGCCTAACAAATCGCTGGTGACACAAACAGAAGAAGATTATATCAACATGGGACTTGATGTTGGAGTTTATTTTGGTGACAGAAAAGAACCAGGCAGAACACATACTATTTGCACATGGCAATCACTCAACATACTGGAAAAGAAAAGACAGAATGCAGAAGATGATCTCATTGAAGAATTCAAACGTGATGTGGTATGTGTGATTGTTGACGAAGTGCATCAAGCCAAAGCAGATGTGCTGAGAAGACTGCTGACCAATGTGTATGGTTATGTGCCCATTCGTTGGGGACTCACAGGCACAGTGCCCAAAGCAGACTATGAATTCAAATCACTGCATGTGTCATTGGGTGATGTGATCAACAGAGTGTCAGCGGCAGAATTGCAAGCCAAAGGTTTGTTGGCCAAGTGTCAGATTGAAATCCTACAACTGTGGGACTATGTGGACTACAAAAATTACAGAGAAGAACAAACTCACCTTGTGACCAAGCAGGAGAGAATCAACTACATCGCAGCCATGGTTGAACAGATGCGACAAAGTGGCAACACATTGGTGTTGGTTGATCGAGTCAAGTCAGGCGAATTACTCACAGAAGCCATTCAAGACTCTGTGTTTGTGAGAGGCGCAACCAAGGCAGATGAAAGAAAAGAACACTATGACGATGTCAAAACATCAGACGACAAAGTGATTGTGGCCACATATGGTGTTGCCGCTGTGGGTATCAACTTGCCACGTATCTTTAATCTTGTGCTGATTGAACCGGGCAAATCATTTGTTCGTGTGATACAGTCCATTGGTAGGGGCATTCGTAAAGCACAAGACAAAGACTTTGTGCAGGTGTGGGATGTGTGCTCTACAGCCAAGTTTTCAAAACGTCATTTGACGGAACGCAAAAAGTTTTATCGTGAAGCACAGTATCCTTTCACTGTCACAAAGGTTGACTATCAGAAGTAAATCCACATATAATAAAATTATATGCAAATACTAACAATAGAAAATGATTCATTCTTGTTGAACAAGGTGCCAGATTTTGTGGACGAAGACATGCGTTTTGCTGTGTTGGACAATTCAGATACAAAGAATCCAGACTTCTTCTTTGTGCCTTTGGTGTATTTGGAATCATTTTCATCGCCTTCTGCGGTGTTAGAAATTGATGGCAAAAAAATCCAAATGCCATTGGATTGGAATATCCTGTTGGGTGATCCTGAATGCGGCGACTTAGAAATATTGCCACTCACAGCACTCAATGACAGAACATTTCATGCATTCTGTTTCAATCCAATCACCAGTTCAATGCCGTCATACAAAGAAATCAACTTGGTCAATATCTACAATGAAGTGGAATGGTTCTTTCCAAGAACCAGGACCAATCAACTGTTGACCATTCCATTGGATGTCAATCACAATCCTGAGTGCATTTATTTTGTGAAAGAAATCAATCGCAACACAGACACAGTTGACCTCAATGCACTGTTCCATGCTTAATTTCAACAACCAAGCACCTTTAAAGGTTATCGCAGGTCCATGCCAAATAGAATCTGAATCACATGCTGTGATGATGGCAGAAATCATCCAAGGCATCTGCGAAGATGTTGGTGTGCGTTGGGTGTACAAATCATCTTTTGACAAAGCCAATCGTTCTTCAATACAATCTGCCAGGGGTGTGGGCATTGATGAAGGTTTAAAAATTTTGCAAAAAATCAACAAAGATTTTTCTGTGCCCACCATCACAGACATTCATGAACCTCATCAGGCAGCCACAGTGGCTCAAGTGGTAGACATCATTCAGATACCTGCTTTCTTGTGCAGACAAACTGATTTGATTGTGGCAGCTGGCGAAACAGGCTGTTGGGTGAATGTTAAAAAAGGACAGTTTCTGTCCTATCCAGAAGTAAAGAATATCAAAAACAAATCCACCAATCCAAACTTTATGATCACAGAACGTGGCACCACATTTGGTTACAACAATCTTGTGGTAGACATGAGAGGTGTCCATGCCATGCGTGAATGGTATCCTGTGATAATGGATGGCACACATTCTGTGCAACAGCCAGGCGGCATGGGACAATCATCAGGGGGTGACAGACGATTTGTGGAACCATTGTGTACATCAGCAGTGGCTCTTGGTATTGCAGGAGTGTTTTTAGAAGTGCATGACAATCCAGATTCTGCACCATCTGATGGTCCCAACATGTTGAATCCTGATCAATTCAGAAAATTGATAACCAAATTAAAAATTCTTGATTCTACCGTCAAACAAAAGTTATAATGAAAAAACATTTGACTATCGGATGTTCTTTTAATTACGACTCACCATCCTGGACTCCAATTGCGAGTCAATTACTAAACGATTGGTTAAAATACGATTATGACAATCAAAGCAGAATGGCTTGTGGCAATGAATATATTTTTCATACTTTGTTGGATTGTATCCATAAGAACACTTATGATTTTGTTTCTATATCTTGGACATGGATAGAAAGATTCGACCTTTATGATTATTATGGTACACCTTTAAGATTTCAAACAGATTACAAAGCATTATTAAAAAATAAAGAATCGCAAGCATTAGATTCATATGAACACAGTTTACTAATTAAAACTCTCATTCAAGTATATGCCAGTCAAAAAATATTAGAAAGTTATAAAATTCCATACGTCATGTGGTGGGGCAAAATGCCCAAACAAGAAACAAAAAATGTATCAACTTTAGAAAAAAAATATTTAGACATGATTAATTGCAACAGATTTTATAAGTTGGAACAAAGCATAAACACACCAAATGCTAATTGTGGTATTGCGGACTATGGATGGCATAATAAACTTACTGTATCAAAAAGCGATGTGCATCCTAATAGTAAATGTCATGAATTGTGGAGTAAAAAAATTATTGCTTTTATTCAAGACAAAAAAATTATATAATACACTATGGCAGGCAACTTTTTAGACATCAAAGCAATGATGCAAGCAGTGGACTCTAGAGATAAAACTTGGTATGACAGACTGTCAGATGAAGACAAGAAATTGTATTCACCATACATGTCAATGAAATGGACAGCGGCTGTGGAACACAAAGAACAAGCCATCCAAGAGTTTTACATCGAAGAAGTCAATGAAAATGTCAACAAGCATCTGTGGACACTGTCAAAGAATCATAAATCGTTGTTATGGAGATTGACTGCCATGTGTGGATCAACATTTCAAATGTTCCACAAATGGTTTTATCCCAAGAAGAAAAAGACATCAGACAAATCTAAAATGAAAGAACTGCAGGAATATTTTCCCACTGCAAAGCAGGCAGACTTGAATGTACTGGATGCACAACTAACTACACGCGAGTGGACTGAGATGAAGAAACAGTACGGTAACGACAAATGACATATGTGGTAAATGACAAATGTATCATGTGCAAACACACCACATGTGTTGCTGTGTGTCCTGTGGACTGCTTCTATGAAGGACCCAACATGTTGGTGATCAATCCAGAAGAATGCATTGACTGTGGAGTGTGTGAACCAGAATGTCCAGAAGAAGCCATCACACCAGAAGACATGGATGACAATGGACGTTGGAAAGCTCTCAATGAAAAGTATGCCAACATATGGCCCAACATTGCCAAAGAAAAAGAACCCATGCCCGATCATGCCAAACATTCAGGCGAAGACAACAAGTTTGACAAATACTTTGACGCAGGTCAAGATGAATAATTGGTTAGAATACACAGTGCCAAAAATATTTGTGCCAATATATGTGAGACATGTGTTCACAAACTTTGCTGTGTTGATATTTTTTGCACTACTGTTCTTTGGTCGGTTGCCTGGAGCATTGAGTTTTTTAATAATATTTTTGATGAGCGATTTTAGTTTTTATGCGGCGGTGATAAAAAAATGACTGATGTAACATTGATATCATATTCACAACTGCCTCATGATTCTGATTTAAGATTAGACACAGCACAAGATTTGATTTCATACTGTGCCAGAGTATCAAACCCTGCCAATCAGCTGAACACAGAAACATCAGAACGACTGATCAAATATCTCATCACACACAAGCATTGGTCACCACTGGAAATGGTGTCAGCATGTTTGGAGATCAACACCACCAGAGACATTGCACATCAAATTGTGCGTCATCGTTCTTTTTCTTTCCAAGAATTTTCACAGCGATATGCAGAACCCAAAGACATGGGAGACCAGTTTGTGATCAGAGAAGCCAGACTGCAAGACACCAAGAACAGACAAAACTCTGTAGAAACCACAGATGTAGAACTAGCATCAGAGTGGAGACAACTGCAAGAAGACATGATCGCTCATGCCACCAGAGTGTATGAATGGGCCATTGATCATGGCATCGCCAAAGAACAGGCTCGTGTGGTATTGCCAGAAGGACTAACCAAGACCAGACTGTACATGAATGGCACTCTGAGATCATGGGTACACTACATTGAACTGCGAGGTGCCAACGGCACACAGAAAGAACACATGGAAATTGCTCACGCCTGTGCAGAAGTGATTGCCAAAATATTTCCGTTGGTGAACGAACTGTATTGATTTTAAAATTTCAATCTGCTAAAATAAAAACTACAATGCCAACCTGCGATTACTGTTCCAAATCATTTTCACGTCAAAGCACACTTGATGTTCACATGTGCGAACCCAAACGCAGATGGAGTCAAAAAGACAACAAGGTGCATGTGCTGGCATTTGAAATATTCAGACGCTTCTATGAAATCAACTACTCCAATCAACGACCTAAAGAGTATGTGGACTTTGTGAACTCTCAGTATTATCGTGCATTCGTCAAAACAGCAGAGTTCATCACTGCCAACACACCCATTGAGATTGGAGCATTCATTGATTGGTTGTGTACATCCAAAATAAGAATTGATTCATGGGCCAAGCAAGGCACCATAGATGCCTACATCAAACAGTTGATCAGAACAGAAGGCGTCACTCAAGCACTCAACAGAACTATTCTCACCATGGGCGAATGGGCCGAACAAGAAGGTGCTCGTTTGGAAGACTTTTTCAAGTATGTGAATCTAAACAGAGTCACTCAAATGATTGTGAATGGCAGAATATCACCGTGGGTGTTGTTGAACTGTGAAACAGGCAAGGACATGATCACCATCATGCATGATGATCACATCAAGATCATCCATGAGATCATTGATCCTGAATGGTGGAAACGAACATTTAAGAAACGTGACGAAGACACAGACTTTGTGCGAGCCACCCTGAGAGAGGCAGGCATTGAATGAAAATCAGATACTACAAAGACATCGACGGTTGGAGATGGATAGGATTCTTGTTGGCCATGCTGAGTGCATTTTTGCTGAGTGGTGGTGAACCCACTGTGCAGTGGATTGGCTGGAGTGTGGCCTGTGTGAGCTGCACCATATGGATATACATGGGCATGAAAGACCGAGACACACCCAGAGCACTGATGGAATTGTTTTATCTGCTGTTGGCTGTGCGAGGCATATGGAATTGGCTGGCATGAGCACACGTCCACCCATCACAGGTTTCCTTGGAGTGTTTGAAGAAAACCTTGACAAGTTGAGAACAAGTCTCAAAAAGGAACTGGAGCGAGCAAAGTCTGATAGACGCAAAGGCGTCATAAAAAAACAAGTGCGTGAAGCCAAGAAGTTGCGTGACTCACTCAAAGAAGTCAAACAGGCTGTGGCAAAAAAGTGTCCACACTGTGGCGGGGTGCTGTGAAAAAATTAGTTGATACTTTCACAGCAACCACAGCCGGGTTTGGCACAGATCTATTGCCACCAGGTTATGGTTATGGAAAAAAATATAGATACAAAGTAAATTTAAATCAATTCGGAGTTGGATTCGAAATTATCAATTGGTGTTTGAAAAACTGTAAATCGAAATGGGGTTGGTATTTTATTACAAAATCAAATGTTGAATGGGCCGATGATTACAAAAATATGGACTGCATTTTAACTTTTAAATCCAAACAAGATGCTGTATACTTTAAACTAACACATGCCTGACATAGACATAGACTTTGCTGACAGACAAAAGATACTTGATGTTATGCCTCACACTCGTGCAACCATATGGGACAACAAAGGCGTCAAGCCTCACAACACTGGTGTATACTTTGTCGATGTTCCTACCATACCCGGCTCTGATCAAGCATCACTGGATCACAAAGTTGCAGACGAGTTGGGGTACTTCAAATTAGATTTCCTCAATGTCAATATCTATTCACAAGTGAGATCAAGACAACATCTTGATGAATTGGTCAACACAGAACCTCCATGGCACAGATTACAAGACAAAGCATTTGTTGATCAATTGTTTCACCTGAATGGACATTTTGAAATTGTTTCTGCATTGAAACCACAAAGCATTGAACAAGTAGCCTGCTGTTTGGCCATCATCCGTCCTGCCAAAAGATATCTACTCAACAAAACTTGGTCAGACATACACAACGAAGTGTGGACAAAACCAACAGACGATCAATATTATTTTAAAAAAGCACATGCCATATCATATGCAATGGCCGTGGCTGTACACATGAATCTACTGCATTCTTCTCAGTAGTTGCACAGTCTTTCTTCTCACTCTTTTGTTGACCACGAGATCACTTAATTTTGTCACAGGGCCAAACAGCACTTCACATTCTTTGGTTGAAAATGATCTCAGGCTAGATCTAAACACAGCAAAATCATTGCCTATGAACATGTTGACTGGTGTTTTGCGATTTGATTCCCACCACCAGTTTTTGCCATGCTCAAGGAACAAAGTTTTTAAATCATTAGGCACATGATCATAACAATAGATGCTGATCAATCTAGGATCACAGTTTTGTATGATGCCCACATATTCTTCTTTGGCCACTTTGAGGCAAGATAAAAACGGATAATCTTTTTGAATATCTTCTAGTTTGATTGCCATTTTGCAGTAATTATGACAGAACAAATGCAAATGCCCAAGCAATTGGTTTATAAATATACTTAAATGCCATGCAATATCATGTTGGATACAAACTCACAAACGAACTGGATGTGTTTACTCACACCTCTGGACTGGAAAGAAGGTATGAAAAAGTGTATGAACGTTCGATAAAATTGTTCAAAGAGTTTGACAACACCTTCACATTGGTGGTCAAAAATCAAGATCAAAAGAAACAGTTTGTGAATGGCACTGAATGCACACTGCAGATATCAGATCAGAATGGCGATCTTGTTGTGGAAAAAGTGGGCACTGTGTTGGATGACGGATCGTCACTAGCAACCAAAGGCCATATTTCATTCACCATCACTGAGTCAGACATGTTGCTATTAGATCAAATATTTTATCACGGTGTGTTGAAATTCACAGACACAGATTCAACTGTAAAGGTTCTTTATGCGGACACAAGATACAATGCCGCCATTCATTTCGAAGTGGTAGGCGAAACTTCGCCGGAGTTCACAGCATCACAATCAATCACAGAATTTTCTTTCCTTGGCGATGAGTGGATATCAACCACTGTGGATGCACAACCCAACAGGAATTCAAATTCAGCACTGCACACAGTGGCATACTATCTCACAAACTTTTCGGGCACAATCAAAATATATGGCACCATGTCGGACGGTGCTTCGTATGGCACAGATAGTCAACAAACAGAATTTTATCTCATTGATACGCAAACTTATTCCGAACAATCTGATGTTCAATATGTTAACTTCACAGGCATTCACAAAAGAATTGCCATAGTTGCACAAGCCAACGATTCTTCAACTGTGCTCATAGGACTTGACAAAGTTTTATATCGATCATAACATAACACAATGATCCTTGCAGTGTTCTTTTTGTTAATTGTAAAACATTTTGTTTGTGACTTTGCACTGCAAGGAAGATTTCCACACACACATGACAAACATCTGTTAACATCTCGCAAGGGTCATCTTCATGCACTTGACCATGCTGTAGGAACTGCCTTGGTATTTTTATTTGCATCCAGTTGGGCAATAGCACAAGGCCAAACAATTTTTATCACAATCATTGTGTTTGCTGTATTGGATTATGTCCTACATTTTACCATTGATTGGTTAAAAAATAATTTTGTCAGAGCAAATTCTATGAAGCAAGATGAAAGACCATTTTGGATACTGACTTCAATTGATCAGTGTCTTCATGCTGTTTGTTACCTAGTGTATGTAATTCTGTTTGACATATATTTCTTTTAAAGTATAATAGTTGTAATGTTTCCGGAACTCAAGCAAACACTTGAATCGCATCTGCCCGCCAAAAGGAAGAAGACCCCTTCTGGTTGGACATCATTCAATGCACCATGCTGTCACCACAATGGCGAAACACAAGACAATCGCAACAGAGGAGGCATCATGTATCAAGCAGATGGCTCTGTGCAGTATCACTGTTTCAACTGTGGATACAAAGCCAATTTTACACCTGGCAGATATCTGAGCAATAGATTCCGCAAGTTTCTCACATGGCTAAATGTGTCATCATCTGAGATCGGTAAACTCAGCATGCAGGCCATGAGATTGGCACAAGAGATTACTCCAGAGACTAAAACACAACAGTATCAAGATGTTGATTTCAAATATCAACCACTGCCCAAAGATGCTGTGCCAGTCATCACACAATCAGAGTGTGTTGAATATCTTGCTGGCAGAGGTATAAAACCTCATGACTACAAGTTTTATTATTCTCCCACAATGAAAACAAGAATCATCATTCCTGTGATATGGCAAAACAAAAACATTGGCTTTGTTGCACGTGGTATAACTCCAGACATCCGACCCAAATACTATGCACAGGTGCAACCCGGATCATTGTTCAACTTAGACAATCAACACTGGTCACGCAAGTTTGTGATACTTGTGGAAGGTGTGTTTGATGCCATCATGTTGGATTGTGTGGCAATCCTGGGCAGTGAAATCAGTGTGCAACAGAAACAACAGATTGATGCACTCAACCGAAAAGTTATCATAGTGCCTGATCGTGATCGAGCCGGAAGCAAACTAATCGATCAGGCCTGTGATTGGGGATGGTCAGTGTCTATGCCACCGTGGCACGAAGGCATCAAAGATGTCAACAACGCTTGTCTAAAATATGGCAAGATACTGACCATGCAAGCCATCCTTGAGCACACACACGACTCAAAGACAAAAATAAAATTACACGAGAAACTATGGCTTTAGAACCAATGAAAGATGAGTTAATGGTGCAACAACAGATACAGGGAGAATGGCAACACATGGTTGCAGTGATGTGCCTAAATCAAACATACAGGAAACAGGTCAAGTGGGTGTTACCTCAATTGTTCGCAAGATATCCAACTCCTGCAAAATTTTTAGCAGGTAGACAAGCAACACAAGAAAGAATACTCAAACCGTTAGGCATGTGGCGTGTCAGGACTGCAAGGATAAGAAAAATGACACAGGAGTTTTTGGATTGGGATCTAAATGATGCAAATGATTTGCATGGCATAGGCAAGTATGGTGCAGATAGTTACAATATCTTTTTCAAGGGAAACATACCAGATGATGTCCAGGACAAAGAACTAAGGAAGTACATAGAAAGTTTGGCATCATGAATCTCAAGACACCATTAAGATATCCCGGAGGCAAATCTCGTGCAATGAAGTTCCTTGGCGAATATTTTCCTGATTCTATCCAAGGATATGTTGAACCATTTCTCGGTGGAGGATCTGTGGCTCTGTGGGTTACCCAACAGTACCCAAATGCCTACATGCATGTCAACGATGCATACTATCCATTGTATTGTTTTTGGAAAATACTACAGGAAGAAGGCAAGGCAATGGCAATGCATCTTGAAGATTTAAAACGAGCTACAGAACATTCTCCAGAGGATCAAAGATCATTGTTTTCACAATCACAAAAGGTGATGCATGATCCAATGTCCGATCCTTTTTCAGTTGCTTGTGCATTCTATGTGGCCAACAAGTGTTCGTTTTCAGGTTTGGTTTCTTCATCATTTTCTCAACAAGCATATCATGGCAACTTTACTATCAATTCAATTCGCAAGTTACCAGACTTCCAAATGTTGATTGCAGGATGGAACATAACCAATCTGGATTACACATACTTTATGTTTGGAGACACAGACATGGACTTTATATTTTTGGATCCACCATATGATATTAAATCTTTCCTGTATGGCAAAGATGGCGACAAGCACAAAGGATTTGATCATGACGAATTCAAAACTCACGTTGACAAACTCAAAACCAGATTTATGATAACATACAATGCCAATCCCAAACTGATTGACCTATACAAAACCTATTATTGTTTACAGTGGGATCTGAAATACACCATGCGTTCAACAGGTACATACAGACAAGATCAAAAAGACAGAAAGGAACTGTTGATTACCAACTACGAAAGATAAAATGATAAGTTTTGTATCTCCATGCCAAACACTAGGATTTATTCCTATGCTAAAAAATGCATCATCATCCATGTCAGAATGGTTTGTAGATGCTGGATGGACTAGGGAAAAAAATATCAACACTAATATTGTAAATTTTTTTGTGATGCGTCATCCAAGAAATAGGTTGTTGTCCGGCATTACTCAATGCATCGATTGGACTTTTGAAAACACAGACATTACTCCATCCACTGTAGAAAAAATGATGCAAGCAAGTCAAATTATCGTTGATCCACATTCTAAATCAGTTTGTGAATATCTATACGGTCATGCATTCAATCCAAATAAACTTTGGGGATTTTCATTGGATCAAAATCATCATACTCACACTTTGATTAATTTGTTGCTTCAACATTATGGAGTCGATACCATCGATAAACCATTTCCTAAACTAAACAGCAGAGAAGATTGGAAATCAAAAGAAGTTATCGAATTAGCAAAAAAAATAATGTCAACACAGCATTTTCATTTTTTCCTTGGTTACAATATGGATTGGAAACTATATAATTTCATAACCACACACACAAAATACTACAGATTAGAATCAAACTATATCAACCAAAAACAAAACTATACACCTCATTTTGAGAATATGTTTGAAACAAATCAATGGTTAGATTTCTTACAACAAGAAATATTACCATTTATAAAAAAATTAGACAATGGATACTTTAGTTTGCCATGAGAATGACAATAAACACAAATGACGTTATAATAAAAAATTAATGGAATACACCAAAGAACTACAAAAACTATTTTTAGAAATGTTCCTTGCAGATGCACAGTCATTTGTGAGAGCACAGAACATATTCCGTTATGCACACTATGATGCACAACTGAGAGAGCCTGCTAAGTTTATCTATGAGTATGCCAACGAATACAAGACACTGCCAGAAGTAGACATCGTGAATGCCAAGACAGGTGCAGACTTGCAGTCAGCGGCAGACATTGATCCCAAACACTTTGATTGGTTCCTTGACGAGTATGAAAGATTTGCTCGTCACAAAGAATTAGAATCAGCCATCCTTGCTTCTGCGGACATGTTGGAAAAGGGTGACTATGGTTCTGTGGAAGAAAAGATCAAGAAGGCTGTGCAGGTTGGACTAACCAAAGACATGGGTCTGGACTATTTTGAAGATCCCAAGGGCAGACTGCAGGCACTCAAAGACAACAACGGCATGGTGCCCACTGGTTGGAAACAGTTTGACAAGAAACTGTTTGGTGGTTTCAACAGAGGCGAACTCAACATCTTTGCAGGTGGTTCGGGTGCTGGCAAGAGTTTGTTCCTACAGAACTTGGCCTGCAACTATTCTGAACAAGGCCTCAATGTGGTTTACATCACACTGGAGTTGAGTGAGAAGTTGACTGCCATGAGGATTGATGCCATGATGACTGAAACGCCCACACGTGAGATATACAAGGACTTGGACACTGTGGACTTAAAGGTCAAGATGAAAGCCAAGACGTCAGGCAAGGTGAGAATCAAATACATTCCAGCGGGTGCCACAGCATTGGATGTGAGAGCATACATCAAAGAGTTTGAGATACAACACAATCTCAAATGTGATGTCATCCTCATTGACTATTTGGATCTGTTGATGCCAATGAACAAGAGAGTGTCACCATCAGATCTGTTTGTCAAAGACAAGTATGTGTCAGAAGAGTTGAGAAACGTGGCAGTGGACATGAACGCACTGTTGATCACAGCATCACAGTTGAACAGAGCATCTGTGGAAGAAATTGAATTTGATCATTCACACATATCAGGAGGCTTGTCAAAGATACAAACAGCAGACAATGTGATTGGTATCTTTACATCTCGTGCAATGAGAGAACGTGGCAAGTATCAGATACAGTTTATGAAGACTCGTTCATCATCAGGTGTTGGACACAAGGTTGACTTGGAGTTCAATGTGGACACACTGCGAATACTTGACTTGGCAGAAGATGAAGAATATCAATCATTCAAGAAACAAGCACCCAGCATATATTCCAATCTAAAAAGAACTTCTACAGTTACAGCAGAAGCCAAAGAAGAACATCAATCAAATGAACCACCCAAAGATGACATCGGCAAAGTGAGAGCCACAGTAGAATCATCCAAGATCAAAGACTTGATCAAAAATCTAGGGAAAAACTAATTACAAAAATGAAACTGTCTGTGCTAGAAGAACACTGGAACAATAAAACTCTAAACTATGATATTGAAAAATACAACTGGCCACAATGGGCACTGTCTGTTGTGCAGGAAGTTGCACCACATGTAACTAAACTTGAAAGTATGCACGAAACTCTAACTGCATCTGAAATAGTTAAAGTGTCTAGGCATGTACAAGATGCATGTAGTAGAAAAGACTTCATGGAAAGATTTGACGACTTTGTTGCATCTTTTGTTCCTAAAAAAATTAACAACAAAAAATACATGATTCAGAGACAAGGCACTCTTAGAGTTGTGATTCCTAATCAAGCCAAAGTTGGTAGACGATTACAAATGCATCAAGGAATATTTGTAGGAAATGGCCGAGGTTGTAGAACCATATGGACTCCATTTACAGAAGCTAAAGCAAGCAATACCATGTGGATGGTTGATTTAGAAAACAGTCGACGTATCACAAAGCAACATATGATCGAAAAATGGTCATTAGAAAAACTTGAAGAGGAATGTTATAAGTTTGCATTTCCGATTGAACTTAAACCTGGACAGAGTCATTTATTTCTACAAGAAATGTTACACGGAAATATTAACAATGAAGAAGGATACACTCGAGTTAGTATGGACATGCGTATCTTAATCGAAGGCGAAGAACATGGAAGGAGACATCCTGGCGGATTTATGAGATTGCCTGGCGATCATGAAGCAGGCGGCCCTTGTGATTACACCGGTAAAAGTGCTATTACATATGTCGGATGGAGCAGTGATTTTTCTAGACATATTCCATTGCCAATGCAAAGATCAATCATCGATCAATATTGTGAGCGGAACAACATCAATTATACTTCATACGAATTTGAAAACGACCACTGCGATTGGCAACCTTCTTTGGAATATTTTATCAAAGAAAAACCAGATGTCATTGTGTTGAACAGCATGTATTCACTTACTGACGATGTGCAAAGACGAAGACAAATTCTTCAACTTGCATTAGACAATAATGTTGAACTACATTTTGCCAACGAACTGTGCTCTCTAAAGAGATCACAAGACTTAGAAAGAATAGAAACCTATCTAAACTTTGCTGTGTCCAAAAAAGGTCCTTACGTTTGGGAATAGAATTATTTCTCGCTTTTTCTTTACACCTAGGTCTTACTGAAGATTATAATTCTGTACACCCGCATGCTCGTTGTCAAGTTGATAACACTGTTTTCGGAACATATTACAACAGCATGGATCGTGTGTCTGTATATGCTGGTAAAAAAATAAACAATTGGGAGTTAGGATTCACCACTGGCTATTTGTACGATGTTGTTCCTTTTGCAAGATACAAACAAGATAATTTTTTTATTGCACCTGCATATGAAACAAATGGTAACATAGGAGTTACTGTTGGTTATGAATTACAACTGTATTGATTTGTAAAATTTATCAATAGACACACTCTCACATTCAATCACTTCGATGTAATCTGAATTGTTTAGATGCTTGACTCTGCCAATACCACGTACCACATCGTTGTCTGTGTATGAAAAGGGTCGATTTACAGTGATATCTACGTAATAGCCGTTGTCTATTCCTAATGTGACAAATGTTACATACTT